TCACCGTACTTGTCGAACATCTGCTCGAGGATCAGTCGCAGGATTTCCTTAGCCGTCGAGTCAGTACGAACTCTGTAATGTTCGACCAGAGCCTTCTTGACTTGCTGAGGCGAACGTGGATTGATCTTGTTCCACTTGTCCGCGATCAGGATCTGGTTGAGGTCATTCTCAACAACTTCCAGGCTCGCAGTATAAGTACGTTCCAACTCATTCTGATAAGCACGGTCAATCCTGATTCCGTTGAGCTCGGCGAACATCAACTCGTTGCTAGCCTCGACTAGGAAGTCGTGAAGGTCACGAAGCGACTTGAACGGGTAGTGAGCAAAGTCATCCCACCAAGCAGGCTGCTTACCGCTCTCGAGCTTCTTTTCCTGGATCTGCTTCAGTCGGTACGTGGCGACGACATCGTAGCCATTGTACTTGTAAAGGATCGGGCGAGGAATACGTCCATACGCTTTGAACTCCGACAAGTCCTCGTCAGTCACTCCCTTGATGTACTTGGCAATATCCTCATCATATTGAGGCGCTCCCAAGTACTCGACCGCCATATGCTTCAGACCGTGGATTCCAGGGCGCTCGTCAAGACAGTAAGATGCGAGCATTGTGTCGAAGTAAAGCGTCTGAGCTCCCGTGACAGGGAAGAGTCCCGCGAGATCGAACTTGCCGTTCTGTGCGATAATGTCTGAAGCTGAGAGGGCGTCAGCCATAGCGCTACGTACTTGTGGGTCGGCACATGCATGCTCACCAATAACAGTTGCGTTGTCGGGGTCGTTACAGAAGCCGACACAGAGGAGATCGTATCGATCAGGGTGGTCGAACCCGGTGTCCTTGTCAATATCGACCTCAATGTCGACAACAAGCTCACCCGCTCGCGATGCGAGATCCAGAAGATAGGTGACGGCTTCCAAAGGATCGTCAAGTACTGTGATGTTTGGAGTGTTCCAAGGCTCATGAGGAGTGACTACCTTTGCGACATCTGCCACCAAAGACGGGAACATATCCGATTGACGGAGGCAGGCGGACGGATGAACAGTTGGAATGATCCGGAGATGCTCCATACCTTCATACGGAGAAACCCTTCCTGGTCCAACTCGTAGCTTGGTGACACCTTCAACACCAAGGAGGGCCAGCGCAGCCGTGTTCCCCATTGCCACCACAGTATCGGTGCGATGTCCTCGGAGCTCGTTGTGTAGCCGCGGGCGGCAGGCAGCAACTGCAGCCTTCGGAGGAGTCGAGTTGTCTGGCGGACGGCAAAGGCACGCATTGGTGAGGAACACCTCTTCACGTTTAATTCCGTAGTTGATGGCGACGGTGTTGAGAAGCTTACCACTCGGACCTGTGTACAGATCACCCTGGCGAGCATCTTGAATGGACGGTGCCTCTCCAACGAAAGCGATGGCCGCTTCGTCAGGTCCTACTGAGCTGACGAAGCGACCACCGACTCGAAGGGGGCAGTTAGAGCAGTCGGCCTCAAGGACCTGCTCGGCGTACTCCCTGTTGTAACTCACTTGCTCGTCCACTCCTGGAGAAGCTGGATGTTCCGATCGAGACACATCTGATTGAAGGTCTCATGCGGAAGGTTGAAGTAGCCCGACGGCCGACGCTGCACAAGACCGTCATCGAGGAACAGGCTCGAGTAGGCGTAGTTGAACGGCGACGACGTATCCGTGCTACGAACGTTCGACGGCCAGTCGAAGTCAGCCAGCTCAGCGGAGTACAGAGGACTGTTGCCGAGCAAGTGCAAAGGCTTGTCACTCTCGTTTACGAGCCTCGACGCCAGACGGAAACGAGCATCTTCCATCTTGAGCGTTTCGATCATGTGTCGAGGCACACCGAGCACGTCAATGTGATCCTCTTCGATTGCCCAGAGAGCCTCGTCAACGAACTCTTCGTACGTCGTACCCTGAAGCACGTACATGAAGTTCGTGTCACGAACGAATGCGGCAGTTGTGTGAGTCTCCAGAGCCCGACGGAACTGTTCGTAGCGCTTGCGAGTCCCTTCAGCGTTGGCGATCTCATCCGGAATCACCAGCTCGTCAACACCGTACTCTCGAGCGATGCGGAACAAGTCGACGATTGACTGAAGCTGGCCTTCCGCTTCACCATTGTCGAGGATGACGTATTGGTTCGGATCGTCGCAGTGCATCCGGTACGTGTGAGCGTAACGACCTGACTGCAACACCTTCCCTCGAACGAGATGCGGCAGCATGAGCTGGAAGTCCGTCCGAGCAGTGTGCTCCAACAGATCCACAGGTGGAATGAGTGCGAGCTTCATCAGTTCCAGCCTACGTCCTTCGTACCCTTGAACGCTTGCGCTCCGAACTGGATGTCGCCATCCTTCGAGACCTGACCGGTAAGCTTCTCGCCCAACTGCTCCTCGAGGACTTCTTGCAGCATGAGAAGCTTGATGGCCTGCATGCGGCAGTAGTTGCTCGTGTCGGCCAGCTCCTCCATCATCATGCGAAGGACATCGTTCTCCAGGAAGGTGAAGTGTCCGTACTCAGCTGCGCCGGCGTTGTGACGTTCCTGACAGAGAGTGTCGAACTTGGCTGCGTACTCGTTCAGCATGTTTGAGAAGTTCTCTGCCTCCTGTGCGGGAGCCAATGCCTGCGGCGGTTCGGGCGTTGCGTCGGTCATGACTTTTCCTTCGGGGTGAATCGGTGGTTGTTTTCCGTACGCTTGATCATGTACGTCTTCTCGAGGTCGATGTGCATCAGTCCTGCGATGTTCAGGACGTAGATAAATACGTCCGTGATCTCCATCGCCAAGTCGTATCGAACCTTCGCCTCGCTGAAGCTAAGCGAACCACGGTCGACCTTCTTGATGATGTTGCAGAACTCGCCCACCTCACCGGCCAAGGCCAACGAATGGTGGACCAGATTGTTTGCGTCGGGAAACCACTTCGCACTGTCTTCCTGACATTGCTTAGCGAGTTCCACTAGCTTCTCATCTGTCATTAGTTTATAGCAGTCCTTTCTAGGTCTACAAGAGATCGATCTACTTCGATCCGATGATCTGCATGAACTCTGCCTTGGCGGTGCGATCGTGGTCAGAGAACACACCGAGCATCGCAGAGGTGGTCGTCTTCGTTCCCGGCGTCTGCACACCGCGGATGGTCATGCACATGTGCTCCGCCTTCAGTACGACTGCAACACCGAGAGGCTCGAGCTCTTCGACCAGTCGGTCGGCGATCTGCTGAGTGAGCCGCTCTTGCACCTGAAGCGACTTGGCGTAGTGCCGAACGACGCGAGCAAGCTTCGAGAGACCTACCAGCCTGTCGTTCGGGATGTAGCCGACGTGCGCAACGCCGACGAACGGAACAACGTGGTGGTTGCAGAGGCTGACGAACGGGATGTCCTGAACAACCACCATCTCCTGACTCCCCTTGTCGTTCGGGAATGTGGTGAAGTTGAAGGGTTCCGGACTGGTCAGCTCGCGCAACATCCTAATGAAGCGCTTCGGCGTGTCAGCTCCGTGATCATCAACATCCAACCCTGTGGTCTGTTCCAAGACCAAGCGGGCGGCCTGCTCGAGAGGCATGCTTGCGATTTCCTGTGCCATTATTCAACGGCCCCTTTCCTGGGAGTCCCAGATGTAGTTGTGTACCTGTACGTTCACGAGCCAAGGAAGCTTGTCCCCCAAGACCCAATCGACGAGCTCTGCCGTCGTGATCTCTCCCCACACAGCGCCGTAGTAGACGTTGATGCCTTCGAAGAGTGGCAGGTTTGTATAGTAGAGCGACTTGGCGATCTCGTAGTCGTTCCGGTCCTTGATGACGAACTTGACTGACTGCTGCTTCGGCGACAGAACGAGCTTCTGCAAGTTCTCCCAACGAGTCGGGTTCGTGAAGCCAAACAACGCTTCGCCTGAGCCAGGCAACTTGAAGTCCATGATGAACTCGATCTCGTCGACCGCCCATTGCGGGTAGCCTCGAGTACCGTTGCTGAAGCAGTCGATCGAAAGACCGTGCGCCGACAAGATAGAGACGAGTGTGTCCATCTCATCGTTCTGCTGGAGCCAAGGCTCGCCACCAGTCAAAGTGACGTACTTCGCTCCGACTCGTTCAGCCTCTTCGATGACCTCCTCTGCGAGAGCAATCGGAGAACGTTCCTTCCACTGGTCTCGATAACGTTCAGGATCGATAGCGAAAGGAGTATCGCAAGGCCACCCAGGACACCGAAGGTTACACCCAGCAAAGCGGGTAAAGACCGTAGTGCGGCCAACGTTAGGACCTTCGCCCTGTGTACTCGCATAGACCTCTACGACCTTCATTCCGTGATCTCGATCCTGTCGAGAACGAAGTTGCTGTTGACCGTCACAGTAGTCGAAGCTGCATTGGTGCACGTCTCATCAATGACGACAGTCAAGTCATAGACGTTCTCGTTCCAGCCGCGCTCGATAAGCTTCGTGGCCATGTCCGTGGCGATCCACTTGGAGAGGTTCTCCGTCGTCGGGTCAGCCGGCAGCATCACCAGACCTGGCAGGAAGTGTTGATCACCGCTAGCGATTGCACTGTCCATCTGCACACGATCCATACCCTGGAACATGTAGATCGGACTTGCCCAAGGATCAGTACAGTTGAGAAGCAGGTGATGATCGTACGTCTCGTCGATGTAGGCACGGAAGACCTTCTTCAAGGACGAGAAGTCGATGCCGGCGAAGATGCCGAGCTCGTCAACCTTGCCAGTCAGCTGCAGATGCACCTGCATCCCGTGACCATGGATCTGCTGACACTTACCCGGCAGCTGGCTCAGACGGTGAGCTACCTCCATGTTGTGACTCACCTCGATCGTCTGCTGCGTGACGACCGTATGCTTGTTGATGTCGAAGGTCATTCTCCACCTCGGATGATGTTGTCGGGCGTTGGCTCGATGAACGTCTTGGCATGGGCACAAGTGCAAGTGCAAGCCTGACGTGCATCTTCATGCTTCGGGCAGTCACACGGTGTCACGGTTGAGCGCCTCCAGCCAGAACGTTGTGTCTTCGTACAATGTCGGGTCCTCGTTGCCAGTCGAAGCAATGGCCTCGAGACGCTCAACGCATGTGCCACACTTGCCGCAATGGATGTCTCCGCCCTTGTAGCACGACCACGTCATCGCAATGTCTACGTCCAGAGCGAACGCGGACTGAGCGATGGCGTTCTTGGTGATCTCGATGAACGGCGTCTGGATGAACTTGTCCAGATCACCTTGCTTGAGACCTTCGTTGTCAGGGATCTCCGGCAAGTTACCGAAGCCCTGGTTACCGATGCGAACGGCAGCATCCGTACACATGATGAACCGCGGACGGCAGTCCGGGTAGATGAAATGATCGCCGGCGTGAACACCTGTCCAGACGTTCTCTGCACCGATGCTGATGGCGTACGCAGATGCGATCGACAGCATGATCATATTGCGGTTCGGAACGACCGTCGCCTTCATGGACTCCTCACCGTAGTGACCTTCCGGCACTTCGGTGTCAGTCACCAACGACGAGCCGCTCTCAGCAAGCAGATCAGTCATGAACGTCATGTCCACGATCTTGTGAACGCCACCCAGCACGTCGATCTGGTACTTGGCGTAGTTCAGTTCCTTCTTGTGCCGCTGGCCGTAGTTGAACGAGATGCCGTAGACATCGTAACCCAGCTGCTTGACGTAGTGTGCCAACGTCACGGAGTCAAGACCTCCGCTGATGACCACTACAGCTTTCTTGTTGTCGCTCATACCTTCTCCTTGACTCGAATCTCTGCCGGCCAAAGCTTCTCGCCACGGCCAGCCTTCTCGCGGGTGATAAGCCCACGTTGCTCCAACGTCTCCAGCACGGCTGCTGTCTGACGTGCATCCAAGTGGTACAACTGCATGATGTACGATCGTGCAATACCTGGACGCTTCGTGATCGCTCCGAGGATGTTGTCGAACTGCTTCTCAGCAGCACCCTTACCGACATTCTCCATGACGTCGCGAACATACATCCGCCAACTTTCCCCATAGACAGCGGCGCGCACCACGTCCTTCACTTCAACGACCACAGGGTCGGATCGTTGACGAGCGGTTGCCAGAAGTACTGAGGCCTTCAGAATTGACTTAGCTAGACGGTCATACACAGGCGTCATGATCTCAGGTCGCTCTGATTTGATCCCGGCAGCCAACATCTGCTCTTCGATCTGATTGTACCGAAGCCAAGCTTCTGGTGTCAGCTGCGCATCCGTCTTAGACTTGGACTCCAGTTGGATACTAGTTCCCTTGACGACCATTGGAGTGGTCTGGTTGTAGTAGTAATAGAGATCCTCGAGCTCCTGCTTGATTGCTCCACGATTGTTGTCTGTCCAGCTAGTTGGAGGACCAAGCGGCTTGACCCGGGTGATGTCAGACTCTGCAGTGATGAAAACAAATCGCGGCATAAAGCCTGAGCTAACATGTTCAAAGGAGAGGAGTCCGGTAATCTTGTCCTTAATTCCTCCAGCAAATACAAGTAGCACAGGATCACGTACCTCAATTGATTCCTTGCGCAGGATACGCTTCTGCATCTTCCCGTCGTACATCTTTGTGAGCAACTCGGGCATACCTGCATAGTAGTCCCTCTTCGTAATCATCTCGAGCAGTCCGCTAAACTCATCGCGAAGGAAGACGGACGGTTTACCTGGTCGGGTACTGAGCGACGTCAACAGACCTTCGATCGATCCGTCGGTTGCCATGATGACATCGTCATCGATCTCCATCACGAGATCCATGGCAATATCCATTGCGGTTGACTTACGCGTCAGCGTTGTGTCTGCCAGAATCATGAACCAGAGGTTCGGCTTCATCACTCCGAACGATGTCGGCAGCTGAACACTTCCCGCTAGCAATGCAGACAATGCGGTGAACGCACCTGCCTGGTGGTACTGGGGCGCTGCATCCCCAAGACT